GCCAAAATAACTCTAATACCCGATGGTGGTGGATCCACCAATGGGGCGTTCCTTAACCCCATTACAAATCCTACAGTGAGGTACGCGGGCCCATGGACGCGGTACTCACGGTCTTGGTTGATGACCGCAGCAGGTCTCGTCTACAACCAAGTCCAGGTCTCCTCGCAGTCGTGGGGCAAGGCCGTCCTAGCTGGGGCGGTCCTAGCCTACGCGGCCACGGGGGCAGTGCAGTGGCTGATCACCATCTGGAACTGTATCCCACCAAGAGCCACCCTGGCGGAGCTATTGGTGCAGGGGGTGATGTTATTGGGCATCACGGTCCCTAGAATGATTGGGCTCTTGTTTTTCCTAGCAGGAGTTTATGCATTCCGCCCGATTCGGATCGAAGACGAAGATCCACAGTTGGTGGCTCTCACCAACGCCCTCGATGGCAGTGACTCTGTTGTTCACTTGCCCGAGGACGAATGGAAGAGCCTACAAGAAGAATTGGGCGTGACCATGAGAAATGGTTACACACACCAAAGGGGTACCGTTAGGTACGCCCTTCGCGCCAAGGCGAAATTTGGACTCATGCAACGGTCAGCCGCTAATTACCAGACGGTGAGGCGGTTCATCTACAACGATATGAAGTCCAGTGACGTGCGAGATACACATATTGCTCAAATAATTGATTTGGCAACGCTTTTAACCTTTGTCCCAAGTGTTTATGAGATAAGGGCAGCCCAAGCGAGTATGTGTAAGGAGTGGTGTGAGAGGGACGCTTTCGTTAAGCGTCCCTCTGCTTCAGGACCCGCTGGGCCGGGCCTGAAGTTCCATCAAGAATAGGACGGCCCGGTGTACATTGAAGGGGTCAACGCACGTCCCACTAGGTGCGTGACCCAAGGGTTGACTTCAATTGTACACAAGGGCCATTCCCGCACTCGCCGTATCTCCATGATCCCTGGGGTTGCCAACCTCATAGATATGGGAGTGCACAATCCGACCATAGTTAACCTAGTGAGGGGCGTTGCAGAGCGGGTTTTCTTCATCCAGGTGGATGGGGAATTCGTTAGACCGCCGCAACCTGCCCCCGGAGTATTTGATAGAAGAATGTCGCCTTTTAGGAGTGTTCTATTAAGCCATACACCGTCGACCACCCCTACACCTCGGGAGAAATTCCCGGAGTACTATAGGGGTCGCAGGCGTACGATTTATGAGAATGCCGTGGATAGTCTTAGTAGAAGGGACGTTGATGCCGCGGACGCTAAAGTCAAATGCTTCGTTAAAGCGGAGAAAATTAACTTCTCGGCAAAGAAGGACCCTGCCCCCAGGGTAATTTCTCCCCGAGATCCTAGGTATAACGTAGCAGTAGGCTGCTACTTAAAGCATATTGAGCACATGCTTTATAGGGCCATAGCGAAGGCTTTTGGAGGTACAACAGTCTCCAAAGGTCTAAATGTGGAAGACGTCGCG